AGTTTGCACATCCTTTCCATCCAACTTTAACCGGAAAATGTCAGAATGTGCCGGATAATGCGGAATGTGTCGGAATATGCCGAAACATGCCAAAAGGAAACAGCCCCGAGGAACCATCAGGCTCCCCGGGGCTGCTGCTATGTACTCTTACTTGATTTTTCCCTGCATCTGATCCAGCAGCTCATCGGCGCGGATGGCCTCAGGGGTGAAGGAGTTATTCTCCCACCATGCCCAGATGGCGGCAGCGGTGGTCAGACCAGCGGTAACCCACTGCTCCACGCTGGCGCTGTCGATGGGCAGCACCGGCTTGCCTGCTGCACTCAGCAGCTGATTGACGAGGGCCAGTGCAAGCACAACAGTGCGGGCGATGGTTGCGGCGGGGATGGCGGGGGTGTTGTTCTCAGTGATGTGTGCGTTCATAATGTCAGTTCCTTTCTTCAGTCGTGGATGGGTAAAGCGCAGGCTCTCTTGTACAATTCCGTACCGGTGCCGTTGCCGCCCATCACATGATAGGTCTTGTAGAGGTAATTCAGGTTGCGCAGGCCGTCGCGGGTGATGTACCCCAGCTCCATAAAACGGTAGCACTCGGTATAGATGCGGTCGTGCAGCAGGGCCAGCACCGCGTCCCACAGGGCCTTGATCTTGGGGATGGCGGCAAGGATCGCGCCGCCGATCAGAGCACAGAGCCACCCGGCCCAATACTCCGTGATAAACTGCCACATCGGTCTCACACCTCCATTACCGGAATACCGTATTCCTCGGCGCACTGCCGCTCAATGCGACAGCCGCGTGCGTACTCCCAGCCCGGGGCGAAAACCGCCACGTCAGCCTTAGCCAGAAACTCGATGCTGCGTGCCAGATAATCCAGCGGCTTCGCATCGGGGCCAAAGTCCTCAAAGAACGTTTCCAGAGGAACCGCATCGTCACCAAACACGGCCTTTGCCTTCCCGATCACTGCGGCACGCTCCTGCAGCACCTGCTCGTCCGATAGGCCGTTCATAGGCTGGCTGATAAAAAGCTTCTTGCTCATCACTTATGCTCCTCTCACTTTCGTCAGTCCGGCCCGCTGGATGATGGCAGCATAGTCCTTGTAAGCATGGCTCAGGTCTACGGGGCCGGAGATACCGGGCACCCTGCCGCTGCTTGTGTACTGCCACATGCCGTGGCGGCGGGCGGGGTGCTTGCCGCGGTAGTCCGCGATCCACAGATCGTAAGCAGCGAGGGCTGCCATGTCGAGGGCGGTGTCCGCGAAATTGGTGTAGGTGTACACCATTGCATACAGCCCCCACGCTTCGAGTTGGGCAGTGGCTTCGGCCACGCGGGCGGACAGCTTGGCCGGGGTCAGACCGCGCAGCTTCGGGTCTTCTGCATCCACCGCGATGGGCAGTTGGAAGTTCTTGTCCGCCAGCGCAGCACGCAGGGCGGCCAGTTCTGCGGCCGTCTGCTGGGGCGTGGTGGCGCAGGTGTAGTAGTAACCGCCCACCGGGATGCCCCGCGCCGTGCACGCGGCATAGTTGCGCTCGAAGGCCGGGTCAACGTAGGGCTTGCCGCCCTTGCTGCCCAGCACCCGCAGCATCACGCCGTCGATTTTGCCGCTGCGCTTCACCGCGTCCCAGCCGATGCTCCCCTGCCAGCGGGAAACGTCCATAATTTCTGCCATTGTGTCCTCCTTACTGTGTAATTTCCTCAAAGCCGCTCTTGATAAGAATCGCCTTGACCTTCTCCTTTAACAGACGGGGGCAGCGCTCATACAGAGCCTTTGCCTCCTCCATGGTCTCAGCAGACATAATTTCCTGTGCCCATAACATAGCCATCATAAGTACCAACCTTTCGATTTTTTGTGTGATTTTACGCATAGACAGTCTCGCTCATCTCAAGCAGACACTGTTTCAGCATCTCGTTTTCCTTTTGCAGTGCAGCCACCGTTTCCGGCATCTGCGCCATCTTGGTCTCATGCTCCTGCTGCCGGGCCTGTTCATCCAGCTCATCCTGCGTGTACTTGATGTACCGCTGGATCGGCACCGTTTCATCCCATGCGGGCTTTGCCGTCACCGGGGCCACATCTACGACCTCCTCCACCTCGGCTGAGCCGTTGGGGTAGGTCTTGGTGGTCACATAGTGGCAGACTTTTTTCACGGCCGCCGTGGCCTCGTGGTGCACAATCTCCACGTCATCCACCAGTCGTCCCAGTGTCAGGTCCGGGGCTCCGGTCAGTTCTACGCCATTTTCATCAATGATTTTCATGTTTTCACCCCACTCTCTGCCAAATATTAGCTGCATAATACGGATTCATAATACTAAAAGAGCTTCCGCCGCCCGCACTGCCAATATACAGGGTGTGGTTGTGCCCGCCTGCGCTGGAGGTTGTCTCACTCATCCATCCTGCCTTGTAACTGCCGTATTCACCGTTTTGTTTACTAGCTCCCGGGTAGCCGCTCTTGACCTTCGACACATTCGCCGTATGCGAGTGGTTGCCCGCACTTCCGCAAGCACCGCCGTGAGTATGGTTTGGGAGATTTGCCGTCGTCAGCGTTACGGTAGCGTTTCCGCCAGTTGCCCCCGCTGTAAAGATGTCTCCGGCCGCCATAATGATGCAGTCCCGGAGCGGCATCCAGACCGTGCCATCGAATAGTTCTGCGGGGCTGGTGTCACCGTAGACTTCCAGCACATAATCCACTGGTGGCATCCAGCCGGAGTCTACTGTATAGGTCACCGATCCTATCATACTGGCACCTCCTATCCGACCCGTTCCCACATATACCGCACAATGTAGGGCATCATAATGTTAAAAGCTTTGCCGTTTCCGGTACTGCCAACAGTTACTGCGTGGGCGTGGTTTCCTGCGCTGGACGTGGCCGAACTCCCCGAGTACGGGATGTAGTCTCCATAGGCGGCTCCACCTCCGGTGCTTGTGTACCCAGAGCTAACAGTGTGCGTGTGCGCTCCTGCACTGGATGTGCTACCGCTATGGGTATGGCTTGGCATTTCTGCTGTAGCGAGTGCTGCCGTTGTATCACCGCCCGAGTCTCCAAGAGTGTAGGCATCTCCGGATGCAATGATGGCCTGATCTTTGATCTGCGCCCAAGTTGTACCGTCATATAGCTCTGCCGGGCAGATTGAGCTTGCACTCTTCCAGACATAGCCGAGAGGCGGGATGCAGGTGTTCCCGCCCATGCCTTTTACTTGTCCCGTCATTGGTTGCCTCCTAACTGACCCTCCGCCATACGTTTTTGGCGGTATAAGGGTTCAAAATGCTAAAAGCTTTGCCGCCTCCCGCCGAGGATAAAGTCACGGTATGTGAATGGGCTCCGGCGGAGGACGTGGTCACTGTTTTGCTTCCGCTAAGGTGACCGCTTTGGTATTCGCTGGACGAATCAAAAAACATCGATCTGGCATTGCGCAAAATCGAAATCGTATGTGTATGCACCCCGGCCTCATAGAGGGAGGCGCTGTGGGTATGGGCGGGCATCTCGTTCACGGTCAGGGTGTGGGTGGCGCTGCCGCCGGTCTCGCCCAAAGGGTGCGTCTCCGATGCGCCCCACAAAAACCGGTCCTTGATGCGGGCCCAGGTGGTGCCGGGGTAGAGCTCCGCCGGGCTGGTGCTTACGCCCATCGTCAGGATGATGCCCACGGGCGGCACATAGTCCGCCGCAGGTACGCCGCCTACTGCGCCAATTGCCATTTCAAAGTCTCCCTTCTTATGTCGGTATCCGTTCCATCAAAAGCAGCCGCAGCGAAATTGCCGCAGAGGGCACTTTTGCCGCATAGAACCGGCAGTATCCGGATTCAGACTGGCAGATGCTGCCCAATCCTGCTTTCTGGGCCACAGCAACACTTTCCAGACGGATGGTTGCACTCGGTTCCAATGCCGACGTGCATCCGCTGACGCTGGCATCGTACTGATACGCCAGCCCGGCAGATTTTGCACTGGAATCGGATGTGGCTTTCCAACCGGAAGTGGCAAGCGAAATATCATACGCACGGATGATCGTCCCTGACGACCCCTGCGGCCCCTGTGCACCGGGATCACCCTTGAACGCTCCAGACGCAGCGGCTTCTTTCAATGCTTTCATTGCCGCATTGGCCGCGTTGGTGCTGGCTTTCTCTGCCCGGTCAGCATCGGCCTTTGCCGCCCCCGCACTGGTGGATGCCTCCCCGGCCTTGGTGGCGGCGGCAGAAGCGTTCCCCGCAGCGGCGGTGGCCTGCTGGGTGGCGGTGTTTGCCGCAGTGATGGCCGTTTTGGTGGAGTTGGCCACGTCGTTCAGGGCCGCGGTGCGGGCCTGTGCGATGTTCTGCAAGGCGGTGGTGTGCTCCGTCTCCGTGTCCTGCAGGGCCTGCTGGGCGGCGGTCTCGCTAGCCTTGGCGCGCTCCTCGCTGGCGGCGGACTTGGTCTCGCTGCTCTTGGCTGCCTCCGCGCTGTCCTTGGCGGCAGCGGCACTGCTGGTAGCTTTCTCCTCCAGTGCGCCGATGCGCTCTCTGGCAGCGGCCAGCAGCTCGTTGGTGGGGATGCCGGTCACACCGTCCCGCACGAGGCCGCAGAGCGCCTCGTCCAGCCGGGTGTCGGTGATCTGGCCTGTGGTGATGCTGGTGGAGCTTGCCGGGCGGGTGATCTCGGCAAGGCAGAGGTCGTAGATCAGCTCGGTGCGGGAGATGGCCGGGGCCGTGGGTGTGCTGGATGCCGTGCCCTGCAGCACCTGCAGGCTGGCGGCTCTGGCACCGGCATCATAGCGCATGACGATACGGTCGATGCGGGAGAGAGACGGGTCGGCCAGCGGCATGGTCAGGGTGTCGGCCTCCCGCTTGGTGATGGAGTAGCCGGTGAAGCGGCTGGGGTGCACCCAGCCACGGCCCGCGCCCACGGTGACTTTCAGCCCGCCTGCGGCTGTCACCGGGAAGTCGGCAGCGGAGCTGAACACGCCCGAGGTGAGGCCCGCAAGATATGCCGCCACGTCTGCGGCATCGAAGTCGCATCCGTTGGCGGGATATAAAACGATTTTGCTCAAAAAGATCATCTCCTTACAGCTTGCGCCAGACCGGCGTGCCCAGCCGCACGGTGCGGGTGGTGCTGTCGCTCTGGCTTTGGGTGATGACATCGGCCACCCGAACGGTGGCCTTGTAGCCCAGCTCCGGGATGGTGCAGTAGGCCACATCCCCGGGGGAAAGCCCCTCGGCATCGATGGTCAGCTCGATGGAGCCGGTGCGGAGCTGTTCCAGCAGCTTGTTGGTACCCCGGGCCATGAGCCGCTCGAGGTAGGCTTGGCTTTTGGTGGTCTCGCCCTTTTCCTCGTCCGGCTGTACGTCCCGGGCATCGACGTAAAGCTCCCGCCGATCGGCACCGGTGGCCTCCGTCAGGCCCACGGTGACGGTGGCCCGGTTCTCGCCCTCGCCAGCGCCCTGCACCACGGCGACGTTGGCGTAGTCGGAATCCCCGAAGGCCCACGCGGCCTGCTGCAGGTTGCCCCACTTGGTGGAAAAACGGTTGTTTGGATCAGCGGTGGGCCGGTAGACCTCAAACAGCAGCTTCTTGTCTGCGTTCTTGCCTGCCAGCCGCACCCGGAAGCCCAGGTCGCAGGCAGCGCCGATGGTCGTCAGGTAGTCCATGATGCTGCCGCCGGAGGTCTGTGCAGTGTAGGTGGTGTCAAAGCCTATCAGCTCCCCCAGCTCCAGCTTGGGCCACGGCTGCATTGCGCTGACCAGTCTGCGCATGGCGGCTTCGGCGTTCTCGTTCTTCACGATGCTGGTACAGGCCCGCTTGGTGAAGGCCCACGTCCCCGGGAAGCCGGTGACCACCAGAGTGCTGTCGGTGTTCTCGTTGCTCCGGTGGCAGATGCGCATGGGCACATCGCTGTCACTGCGGCGCAGCCAGCGGCCCTCCCGGAGCAGGGACAGGTTCTCCTCGGTGGGTCTGACTTCCAGCGTGAACTCGCCCGCGGTGTTGTAGGGCTCGTCCCAGTAAAGGCTTACCCACACCTCAATACGGCCCAGCCGGGCAAGGGTCAGTTCATCCAAAACGTCCAGTGTCACGAGATCACCTCCGGCAGAATACCGCTCACCATGGGATAAAAGCGCACCGTCACCTGCAGGCTGGTCTCGCCACTGTCGGCGGTGGCTTTGAGCAGATTGTCCCCGGGGGCCAGCTCCAGCAGGTCAGAATCTTCATCCAGCAAAGAAAAGATATTCTCTTCCGTGCCGTCCTCTGTCCGCTTGACTGCCAGCTTGTCGGTGGTGGTGCGATAGATCTCGATGACCTGCCCTGGGGTCAGGGTGGTCAGGATGCGGATGCCCTGACCCGTGATGATGTTCAGCACACACGGGTTGACCACCGTACCGTCGCTCTTGAGGGTGGCCGTGAAGGGCACCGCCAGCGCCCCGGGGTTATAGGCATTCAGCCAGCCGATGGAGGTGCGCACGCCGAACCGATGGGGCTTGGAGTAATTGATGGGTAGCCTGAAGCTGGGCACAAAGCCGTTGATGCAGAAGCTCTGAGCCTGCAAGTTGTACCAGAAGGGTTTCGGGCAGAAGAGCATGAAGGCCAACACCGGGTAGGGGTGGATACTCTTTGTGTAGGGGGTCTTGGAAAGCACAAAACGGCAGAAGAATCTATCCTCGAAATACATTGTGCCGCTGGTGAAGTAGGGCAGCTTTTCCAGCAGCAGGGAGGCATCTGCGTCGCCGTGGGGGCTGTGGCAGTGGATGATGAGTTCACGGCTCACCCCGGCCACGCTCTGGCGCTCCACACTCACGCCCACCTGGTTCACGCCCTGGGCGGTCTGCACGTCCACGTCCACGCCGTTGATGGGGTCGAGGGAGTAGGGCGTGCCGTAGTCCCACCCGATGTCGAGAGTGGCCCCGGCATCCGTGACCAGCTGCAAATGGTCTTTTCTGAACGGCATCTCGGTGCCCTCCTTTCATCGTTTCTGGGCCTTGGCCCGGTCGGCTTCCCAGCGTGCTTCCCGCTGGAGATCTGCCGCCGTCTGGGCCTTGGAGTAGATATTTTGGTTGATGATGGTGTCGCCCTCCCGGTGGTAGCTGCTGGCGGCTGCGGCCACCTGTGCCGTGCCGGAAGCGGCCACAGACCGGCTGATGGCCATGTTGTCAGACAGCACCAGCGTGTTGGCCTGCCGCACCATCTCGGCCAACTTGCTGTTTGCGGCCAGCAGGGCCTCGGTGTTGGCCTCCACAGCGTCGGTCAGGTCTTTGTCCGGGGCGGGGGCCGTCGGCGTGGTGGAGCCGGGTTTTGTGTCTGTGGTGGTCTTAGCGATGTCATCCAGACTGCGCTCCACCTTGGTCTGGATGCCGTCCACATAGGTGGTCACGGTCTTGTAGGAGCGCTCCACGCCGTCCACCAGTTGGGTACCTGCCTCGGTGACGGTCTTGGTCACCCGCTGGGTGATCTTGCCGGTCTCATCCTGCAGCTTCTCGGTGAGCACTTTGGTGGTCACGGTGCTGCCGTCTGAATTGGTGGTCTTGCTGGTGTCGGTCATGCTCTCGATGACCTTCTGGGAATTGGTGGAAGTGCCGGAGTTGCTGAGGTTGTTGGCAGCTTCCTGCTGCTTTTTTCGCGCCTCCTGCCGGGCCTTGCGGTCGGCAGCGATCTTGTTGGCGTAGTCCCAGGCTGGATTGCTGATGTAATCCATATGGCTGCCCCAGGACCACGCGACATTGTTATAGGCCGTGATCAAGCCGTTGATGAGGATGATAAAGCCCTCGATGCCAGCCGCCAAGATGCGCAGCAGGCCCTCGAAGATGTAGCTCATAAAGTCCTCAACGCCCGCCCAGACATTCTGGAAAGTGTTGGCAATCTCTTTGTTTTTGCCGGAAAAGTTCAGCAGGGCACCCACCAGCATCCCGATGAGGGAGATGACGAAGAGGATGGGGTTTGCGTCCATGGCGGTGTTCAGGGCAATCTGGCCCGTGGTTGCGCTGGCCGCGGCGGGCACAAACTGAGCCACCAGACCCATGGCCAGTTGAGAGAGGTTCCCGAACACGCCGCTCAAAGCGCTGCCCAGCTGGTTCAGGGCCCCCAGAGCGATGCTGTTGATCTGGGTCTGCTGCTCCTTGGTGCAGGCCTGCCAGAAGTAGCTGGCAGCCCACAGGCCCAGGCTCTCGAGGTCGCCATCCTTGAGGGCCGTTGCCAGCGTCTCGATGGCCCCCAGCGCATCCGTCTGGATGTCAGACTGAATCTGCGCCCAGCCCTCGGTGAGCTTGGTGCGGAACTGCTCTGTGATGGTGGCCCCTACGGTGGCAAAATCCGGGCCGTAGTCGCTGAGGGTCTGGGCGATGTTCTGGATGGCCTGCTCTGCCGCTGGGGCCCCGGTGTTGATGCCGTTGACAAGGCCCTGCGTGACATTCTCGCCGATCTCAGTGAACGCCTTCGAGGGCGAGTGGATGCCCAGCACGTTCTTGACGGTACTCACCATGCCGTTGACTTTGCCCTTGACTGTGGACACCAGCGTGTCCCACATCCCGGTGATGCCGTTCAGCAGGCCGGTGACGATGTTCTCGCCGATGTGGCCCCATTCATCCATACTGCCGTCCCACACGCCGGTCAGCTTGGCGATGCAGGCGAGGGCGGCTTCGCCCAGATTCTCAATGCTGCGGAGAATGCCGTCCACCAGTGTGGTCAGAAGAGCCGCACCGCAGTTCAGAAGGTCGGGCAGATGGGAGATCAGCGCGGCAGAGAACTTTGCAATCAATTCCGCTGCTGCTGTGATCAGCTGGGGCAGGTTGTCGGTGATGCCGATGATGAGCTGTCCCAGCAGCTGGACGCCGACATCGAAGATCTCGTCCTGATGGTCAGCCAGATACTGCACCAGCTTGGTGATGGCCTGAGTTGCTGCCGATGCCAGCCCGGGAATCTTCTGAACAACACCTGCGGTCAGATTTTCCAGAATGCCGCTGGCTGCGTCCAGCATGGCTGCCGGGCCGCCCTCATTCAGAGCACTCGTCAGGGTATTCAGGCAGTCAGTGCCCCAGTTGGCGGCTTCCTTCAGGCCCGGCTCCATGGCCTCGAACAGGTCAATACTCAGGTTCTCTGCCGTGGTCTGCAGGCTGTCCATGCTGTGCTGGAAGGTGTCTGTCATGGTCGCGTAGGCAGTCTCGGTAGCTCCGGCGCTGTCCACCATCTGGCCCAGCACGCCGTTGAATTTATCCGCGCCGCCGGACACCAGGGAAAGGGCACCCGTGCCAGCTTCCACGCTGGACCACAGACCGGCAAAGGCGGTGCCATCATCGCCCACGCTGTCATACAGCACTTGCAGCACATCGCCCAGGCTCTTGCCGTCAGCACTCAGCTGGGCAAAGCTCTTGCCGGTCTGCTGCTGTAAAATCTTGCCGACGCTGGACCCGGTGTCGCCCAGCTCGTTCAGCATGGATTTGGTGTAGGTGGTAGCCTCAGCGGTGGCAATGCCGTTTGCGGTCATCACGGCCAGACCGCTGGACAGGTTTTCCACGCTGACGTTGTAAGCTGCGGCCAGCGGAATGACTTTGCCCATGCTGGAAGAAAGCTCGTCCACGCTGGTTTTGCCCAGGTTCTGGGTGGTCAGCAGCACATCCGAAACGTGGGTCGCCTGGTCGGCGCTCAAGCCGTAGGCGTTCAGGGCAGTGGTCAGGATATCCACGGCGGAGGTCGTGGAGGTAAAACCGGCGGTTGCCAGTTTCGCTGCCTGGCCTGCAAATTCCACAGCGTTGGCCGTGTCCTGCCCGGCGCTGATGGCCTGGTAGGTAGCCTCGGCAATATCCGTGGCCGCAATGCCCATGGTGTTGGACATGTCCGTGATCTGACTGCCCAGCTTCTGGATCGAAAGCTTGCCAAGATCGGCGATGGTCCCGACTTTGGCAAGCGATGACTCGTAGATGGAGCCGTTCCGGATCGCGCTCTGGGCCAGATTCGTCAGCTGGCTGCTAGCCGTCTTTACCAGGTCTGCGATCAGCGTTCCGGCGGCGACGGTCATGCTGCTGACACCCTGCGTGAAGCCGCTGGTGTCCAACTTGGTGTTGCCGGTAACGCTAAAATCAAATGCCACTGTGTCCACCTCTCATTCGGAGCGCGGGCACAGGGGCACAGGCTGCTATAACTTGATTTCTACCTCCCGCTTACATGCGGGGTTTTTGCATTTTACCCACAGACCGTGGGCGTAGGCCTCGGGAGCCGCCCACACTGGCAGCGCTCTGCCGCAGAAGGGGCAGGGCACCGGGGCGCGGGAATCAGCCGAAGCGGTCGAGGAAAGCGTCCTCGTGCTCTTGCAGGGTTTCGTTCCGCTTCACCCCCTTCAGCCCACCCGGCAGGGCAAAGCGCTCTTTCAGGGTCTCGTAGTAGTCCCGGTCGGCCCTGTCCATGCCGGAGGTGTCCTTGCCCCGGATCTCCACGATCTTGCCCAGCGGCGTTTCCGGCGGCAGGGCGTGCAGCAGTGCTTTGAAGCGCCACCAGTGTACCTTGTCGGCGGTCAGGTCGATGCCGTAGGCCTGCTGAAAGGCCCCCACGATGTAGTCGGAATCGCACCGGTAGTCCAGCACGGGCTCGTCCTGTAGGTCGCTGCTGCTGCCAGTCCCGGTGCGCTCCTCGTCCTCGGGGCCACCGCCCTGGCAGAAACGCACCAGAGATTCAAAGGCTTCCGGATATTGCGCCACCGGAATCGGCTCCACAAAGAAGAGCGGGATGGCCGATGCAATCAGCCGGGCGCTGTCCTCGTTGGTTTTGACGCGGCGGGTGCGGATCAGCAGCCAGACCATGGGCCGGAAGTCAGGGTCGATGGTGCGGCCCTCCCACTCGGTGGGCAGGGTGTCCGTCAGCAGGTCATGCATTGTCCAGTGCCTCAAGCTCTGCCTTGAGCTGGGCACGGCGGGCGGCCTTTGCCGCTTCCTGTGCCCGAAAATCCACCACGGCGGGATGTGCCTTGACTGCGGCCCGGCGCTGCTCACGGTTCATGGGGGCAGGGATGGCCTGTGCTGCCGAAACCTGTGCCCGCTCCTCGGCGGGGTGGATCAGCGCGCTGACACTGGCCTTTTCTGCGGCCATGGCCTCGGCAAAGGCCTTGCTGACCGTCAGGCAGGCGTTGAAGTTGCTGCCGTCCAGCCCAAGCTTCTCAGAAGCACCCTCGCCCAGAACATCATCCAGGTAGTCCATAAAGATGCGGCACTGGAAGCGCAGCCAGGCAGGGTAATCATTCTCGGGGGTGTAGCGGCTACCCTCCGTCCGAGCACGTTCCTGCTGCCGGGTCTGTGCGGCCAGCATCCGATCCACGTCATTGGCGTTCAGGGTGGAAAAATCAAATTCAATGCCGTTGATGATCATGGGGAATCCTCCTGTTACAAAAGGACCCTCGTTCACCGGGAACGAGGGCTGTGTGGTGTTGTTATCAGACCTTGGCGGCCTTGGTGGGCAGCGTGTCGGCCTGAGTCGGGGTCAGGTAGTTGAACTCAGCCGGAACGCCAACACCCTTCACATCGCAGGCAAAACCTGCGGAGTTGTTGGCGGAGCCGCTGGCATCGGCAGTGACAATAAAGGCGGCTGCGCCCTTCTCGCCCTTGCCGGTCTTTGCGCTGAAGTAGATATAGGGGAAAACCACCTCAGTGCCGGAGCCGAACTTGACCTTGTGGGAGAGCAGGAAATCCTGCGCGGGGTCGCCCACGCAGCGGTTGCCGTTCAGGGAGAAGGTGCGCTGGGTCTCGCCCTTCTCGGTGACAGTGCCTGCGCGGATATAGGCCACGTCCTCGGTGGAAGCATTCAGGGCGCCGGAGTGCTCCTTAACACGCTCTGCAAACACGACCCAGTCGCTCTCCTTGGTCTGGGCGACGGCATCAGTCTGGATGGCAAAGATGAAATCATCGGCCTTTTCGGTGCCGGTGTAGTCCGCGCTGGGCACGATGCCCTTCTTGGTCTTGAGCGCGGCCAGGGTTTCGGAAACAGTCATAGGATGGTCTCCTTTCGAAGTTTGGGTTGATAGTAGACGAGCCGGAGCTGCATCTGCATTTTGCAGCTTCCGGAGCCGTCGGTGACGATGTAGCCGGTGGAGGTGACTTCAATGCTCTGGGCTTCCTTGCCGTGTCCGCATTTGCTCAGATCAGGCAGGATGCCGCAGTCATTTTGTTCCATTACCCAGTCGGCCAGCTGTTCAAAGAAGCCGCTGTTCTCAATGGTGAGCACATCGGTCTCCCCGAACTCCCTTCGGGACAAGAAGAGGTAGTTCTTCGCCAGATCCCGCCCGGAGATGTAACTTTCCACAATGGGGTCGGTGGGGCTGTCCTCAATGGAAAAAGCGGTGGCTTCCTCTTCCAGCCCGGCAATGCGGAAGGCCGCACCTGTGGCATCCTGCTCTTCTGCAATGAGCGGGCAGGTCTTGAGCCAGTCCCGCAGGGCTGTGATGGATGCTTTGGGCATTACGTTCCACCTCCCAGCTCCTTTTGGGCAGCGTTTTTGGCGAACTGGACCAGTTCGTCTTTGTGGTCAGCAATGGCCCGCTGGCCCCAGTAGGAGCCGCGCAGGTGGTTCTCCCCATGCAGACCCTGCCCCTGCGTGTGCAGGTAATACTGCCGCCGGGCATACGGGGTGTTATAGACCAGCTTGCCGCCTTTGAAGTCGGATGCCTGGTTGACGCTATTCTTCAGCGTGCCGGTATCGAAGGGCACATAAGGGTCCACAGCTCTGGCTACCTGCTGTGAGAACGCATACTGGACCTTCTGGAAGCCTTTGTCCATTTCGGCCTGAAAGCCGGGCCGGAACCTGAGCTTCAGGTCAATAACGGGTGCACTCATTTCCTCAGCTCCCCTCTACATGAAAATGCGGCAGCAGCGGTTCCCGACAATCGGAGACCGCCGCCACCGTGCAGCAGATGTGTGTTTTCTCGAGGGCGGCATACTCGGCCTCGGTCAGGCTGCGGACAGCGCCGCAGATGAGTTTGCCGCCCCGCTTGAGCGTCCAGTGTGCCGCCTTTTCCCCGGGAGGGAGCTTTGCCCACTGGAAATAGGGCAGGTAGCCCGCCGCAGGGGGCAGCCGGACGTGCACCGTCCGCTGGGGGTCGCGGCCGGAGGTGTCCAGCTTCTCCCGCCAGCTGCTCCCGGGGATGGCATGGCAGACAGGCCGGTCGGTCTCAGTGGCGGTGTCGTGGATGAGGTTCACAACGGTAACGCTGCACTGCATCAGAAACACCCCCGATACAGCAGGCCGTGGGGGTCGCTGCCCAGTGCGTTGGAGAGGATGCCCTGCGCTTCCGCTGCAAGCCGCTCGGAAAGCGCCCCGCTGGCGAAGGTGACGGAGTAGCCATCGTTGGACACGCTGGAAGCCCCGGGCACGGCACAAGCGCTCTGTGCGGCGCTCATGGCATCGACGATCTGGACGCAGGCATCGGCCAGCAGGGCGGCGCACCCGGCACAGGCGCTGGCGTGGGGCTCTGCCCGGCCAAAGGTGTGCCGGTCGATGAGCCGGGAAGCCCGGGCGCACAGCGTGTCAAAGGCGGCCTCGTCCAGCGTGCCGCTGCCCGCTGTCTGATACTGTTCGTAGGTGCAGTAAAGCATGGCGGCCTCCTTATGCTGCGACCTTCTTCTTAACAAGAATGGTCTGGCCCTTGGTGACCTTGTAGGCGTAGACCTTGCGGCCCTGCACGGCAGATGCGCCGATGAAATCGCCAGAGCCGGAGAGATCCTGCAGATGAACGGGAACGGCCCACTCATCAATGACGGCGAACCAGTTGGGATGACCGGCCACATACTCCACGTTTTCGCCCAGGGTGGAATCCTCGAACACGGTGTAGCCTGCGATCTTGCCCACAGCGCCGGTCTGGACGACTGCGTCGCCCAGGTCGGAAGCCTTGATGAACTCGGGGCTCTTCAGGAGCAGGCCGTAGGTGTCCGGGGAGACCAGCAGCCAGCGGCCTGCGGTGGGCACGCCGATGGAGGACTGCTGAGTGCGTGCATCCACGATGTTGGCGTAGATGGTCTTTTCGGTCAGAGCGGTGGTATTGCCGAAGGCAGTGCCTGCGGTGGTCAGCTCCACGGAGCCGTCAGAATCCATCTGCAGGCCCAGAGAGTAACCGGCGCTGTCCAGGCGGTCAGCCACCAGATTGCCGGGAACGCTCTCTGCATCGAAACCATCGATGATCTCATTCACGGCCTTGTCGTGGTCGATGTTGACGGTGAGGTAGGTGGTGTCACCGCTGGTCTGCTTTGCACCCTTGGCCTTGTCGTAGTCGTTCACCACAACCTCGGTGTCACGAACGGGAACCTTGACGGAACCTGCCTTGGGGCTGCCCTCGTAGCGGTTGTTGCAGATCACGCCGACTTTCTTCACCAGCGTCTTGCGCAGCTTGAGGTCGACCAGATTGGAATAGCGGACCTGTGCTTCATGTGCCATAAGAATATCCTTTCTCTCATTCAATGTTGATATCGGGGTTCATCGCCTTGAAGGCAGCGGTTACGGGATCAACGTCCCCGGCGGGCGGGGTGCCGTGCTCTTTGCCGCTGGAAACGTGAACGGAACCAGCGCCGCCCTCTTCCGCCTCGCCAAAGGCCCAGGGGTTCGCCTTGGCGGCCTCCTCCAGTGCCTGGGAGATATCGGTGGAACGGTCCTTGGAGCCCTTGAGGGCATCCAGATCCAGCAGTGCTCGGACCGCCTTGACGCTGCGGCCCTTGGCTCCCAGAATGGCGGTGTTCAGGGCATTGTCAAAGGCAAAGCCATCAGCCTGTGCCTGCATATCGCCCTTGAGCTTTGCCAGTTCGGCCTCGTACTCCTCGGGCTTCTTCTTGCCGTCAAAGGCGGCAAGGCCGTCCTGGGCGGTCTTGAGCTGAGCTTGGGTGTTTTCCAGCTGGGTCTTGTACTGCTCGGCGGCAGTCTTTTCCCGGTTGACATCGTTGCCGTTCTCGGCCATGATCCAGTTGAGCTGTTCCTCGGTGATGCCGGGGATCTGTTTCTTCACGTCTTCACGCTTCATGGTGGAAAAACTCCTTTCTGTTGGTGAAACCACGGTTTGGTGACACGGTTCTCCGTCCGTGTTCGGTTGTGGGCAGGGTACGCACTGCCCTCTGCGATGGCACCGTATGCAGGAATCGAACCTGCGGCATCCGGTTTTGGAGACCGGCGCTCTGCCACTGAGCGAATACGGCATGAAAAAAGCGCCCCTGCTCAAACGAGCAAAGACGCTTGCGGTATTGGGTTGGGTCAGTCCCAGTCGGCATAACGGGGACAATTAAGGCAGGTTTTATGGGCTTCTGCCCAATTGCAAGGTGGCTTATCGTCACCCTTCAGGCAAAGAGTATCATCGCCAATATTGGAGACCTCAAAGCACAAACCGCAGTCGATTTTGCGGTTATAGATAGGGCAAAACCATTCTTCCGGCTTTGCTGTATCGTTAGTGCGGAATACCATGCTTCTTAACCACCTCCATCAATTTTTGACCGCCCTCATCCAGCGGCCCGATACTGGAAACATTGCCATTCTGCCCAATGGCAACAAAACCATACTCGGAATAGTAACAGGTCTGTGTTCCGTTACGCTGGGACATTGCGACTTTGGAAGAGCGGATAATGCGTTCGGCATCCATCGGCCCCATGCCACGTTCTGCCCAGCGCTGCAGAACGTGTTCGCTCGCAAAGTTGATTTCATTGGGTGCAGGCGGCGATTCAATCAACTTGCCTTTCGCCTTTATTGTACCAGCTTCACGCATCCGTTGCAATTCCACATTTGCAGAATCAAAACGTTCCTGCTTTCGGGCTGTATAACTGGCCTTGCCCGCCTCGCTCCTGCCAAAGCCTGCCACGCTGGTGCGGGCACTGTCGGCCCTGCCGCCGGTGGCGCTGATAAAGTCAGTCAGCTCCTGACGGGCCTGCCAGAGCTTCACCGCGCTGGCGGTGGTGTCGGCCCCGGCGGCATCCTCTGCCAGATACCGGCGTTTGTACTTGCGCACGGTGCGTTCCCGGGCCCGCTGCATCTGACTGATCTCGTACCGGGTGTATCTGCCGCCGTTGTACTCGATGTCCCGGGCGTTGAGGGCTTCCAAGCTCTCCTGCGTCCATGCAGGCGGTGCACCCAGCTCAGGGAAGATGGCAAAGAAGGTATGACGGCAGTTCCAGCCGCAAAGTCCTGCGCCGGTGCCGTAGCCGGTGGCGGCCTCGAAGTCCGGGTAATGCTTGCCCATGTAGTCCACAGCGCCGCCCCGGTGGAACTGCCTGCCCTGCCACTCGGCGTGGGAAGGCCGGGCCCCGCCGTGGGCCGTGGTCTCGAAGAACTCAACCCCCATCTCGTCGGCCCGGGCCACTTGCAGCTTCGCACCGGTCTGATTCACACCAGTCAGCACCGCCCGGCGGGCGGCAACTTCCAGCGTGTCGGTGTGGCCGGTGGGGTAGGTGACGTACTTCATGGTGTCGGCCAGACTGTCCACCGCGCTCTTGACGGCGCTCTTGTAGTCGAACGCACCGCTGCTCACCTTGAGATGGGCGCGGTCAAGAGCGGCTTCAAACTGGCCGCTGACGGTGTTGGCCGTGGTGGCAGTTAAGTTGTGGAAGGTTCCCGCCGTCTGCTGATAGCCAGCGTTGAGCAGGGCCTGCAGGGTGGCATTGTCGGCAAAGGGCGTGGGTTCCTTGCCGTAGTGGTAGTAGATCTCGTCCTCGGCCTCCATGGCCCGAGTGGCCGCTTCCTGCATGAGCCGCCGGATCTCAGCTTCGCTCTTTCCGGTGTAGCGGGCCAGCTTCTTTACCACGTCCTGCCGGAGGGCTTCGGTCTGTTCATACCGCCAAAGCTGCCAGTTGGCCGTGGGGGTCAGGGCTTCCATTTTGGAGATGCGCCGGGCCACGTCCCGCAGGATATCGTCCTCGACCTGCTGCAAGAGCAGCACCAGCCGGTCGGGTGCGTGGTCGAGGTAGTCCGGGGCCAGCATCAGGCACCCCCGCCGAAGCTCAGCTCAGGCTGCTTGTTTTCGTCAGCGGCTTCCTGTGCCAGCTTGCGGGCATCCTCTTCACTGACCCCGTACCGGGCAGACAGATACTTGTACCGGGGCAAAAGGCCGCTCAGGGCATCGTCCCGCATCTGGCTCATCCGGGTCTCGGCATCAGTGATGTAGCTGTCGTCCCAGTCCACAGAGATGGGCGTTTCAGGGTCCACCTCCGCTCCCTGCAGGTTCTTTGCTGCCCACAGGATGGCCCGCACGATGCCCACCAGCGCCCCCTCGATAGGGATCTGGTTCTTATTGGCGCTGGCCACCAGATCCTGACGGCTGCCGTTGTACTCGGTGGCCGTGGTGACATTGCCCAGCTCGAAGTTGTACCGATGACAGCCCAGGCCGCACTTGAAGCTGAACAAGTTCAGCATATCCTGCACAGCCTTGTGGTTCTGTTCCACCCGCAGGTCAGGGTTGTATTCGTGGTATTCGCTGGACTGGTCGAGGCTCCCTTCCTTTTGGGGAAGGGTGACGAACTGGCTCTGCACATCGTCATCGGGCGGAATAGAGTGCTCCACGCCCTCTTGGTCCACCACCTTGCGGCAGATGTCCGCAGAGTAGAAGATCTTCTTGTGGCCCAGCCGGATGTCCTCCCGGTAGTTGTCAAAGGCAAGGTCGATGCCCTGGGCCTCGGCCAACGCTTCGGCAAAGACGCTCATGCCCAGCCCTGTGCCGCCGTCAAGGTTCTTGACTGCTGCCGGGCTGAACAGGGCAAACCAGGGCGGGGAACCCTCCACCGTGATGCTTTCTGCCGTACCCGGCGGGGCCTGCAACGCTTCAAACACCGGAGCACCCGAAACTCCATCCGTTACCCGGAACCATTCGTTGCGAATGGTGCGCCGGGTCTCATTGCCGGTGTGGGTCTGCAGATAGACCGCAGGCTTGCCCTCCATCATGCACTCGGAGACAAAGGCCGCTTCGGTCACGATGCCCCGTTCCACCCGCAGGGGCAGGATGCAGGAAGCCGGGTCATAGTCCAGCTTCAGGCGGGTATCCGGGCCGGTGACAGCTTTCCCTTTCACGACAGTCAGGTTTTCGGCACTCAGCACAAAGGCACCGGTGCCGGACCAGTAGGCCTGTTCCACCAGAGCGTTAGCATTGCGCCAGAAGTGCAGCTCCCGGAGCAGGCCGCCCACCTGCTGCTCATCGTCGCCCAGCAGATACCGGGCGGTGGCAGCATCCTTGATCTGGAAGGTGGTGCGGTCGTTCAGAAGCAGGTTTGCCCAGTCCTCGCAGACCCGTTTCGGTATCCGCAGGGAGGCAATGGGGCGCTTCCTGGTACCGTTTGCGTATTCAGCGGCACGGGTGTGCACCTTGGGCACGCTGCCCTGCCACCACTGCCGCCAGGTCTCGATGTAGCCGTAGTAGTCGGCATCGATGGCCCACCCGCGCGTCTTGTTCAGGTAGTTCAGAAATGCGGTGATGTTCATGTGTTGGTCAACCTCTTGAAATCGCGCTCGATGGTGTACTCGTAAGCGTCCAATGTGTCGATATCGGTGCTGCCGTCATCCAGCCGCTCGTCTACGCCGGGGTGCTTGCCACTGTACAGGGCCGTGGCAAGGGCATCCCGGAGGGTGGCCGCCTCCGGCAGCAGCCAGAACCGCCCGCCGCCCATCAGGATGCAGGTCAGGCGGATGCGGTCATTGATGCGGATCTTGGCACTGTTCTCCACCCGGTCGGCCAGCCAACTCAGTTTGCAGCGCCGGAGCCGGGCTCGGATGTGGTTGATCAGCGTCTGCTCTGCGGAATCGCAGAAGATGAACTGGATCTCGCCCCAGCGGGCAAAGACAGCCATGCAGAACTCCAGCAGCCGGTCGGCCAGAAAGTCGGCATCCTGCGCCACCGGGTCGATGCGCTGGGATGCCAGCCCCACCACGCCGGACCAGCCCGGTAGGATGGCCGTTGCCACAAAGGCATGTTTGGAGCCGTTGCCGCCAAAGTCCACCCCGATGCGCACCCGCCACGGGTGCAGCGGCTTGTCCACAGGCCAGAAAAAACGCCCATCTCCGGCGGCAAGGCTGTCGGCCAGCAGGCGGTAGATCACGCCGTTGGCGGCCATCCACTGCCCCAAGATAAAGCGGTTATAGTAGACCGTGCCGGTGTATTCTTTTTTCAGATCGGCCACGAACTGGGCCGGAAGTGTAGGGTTATCGTCGATGGTATACGCCTGACAGTAGATGTCAGCGTCACTGTCCAGAAACTTCTTGAACCAGTGAGTGGGGCTTTCCGGGTTGCAGGTGCCGTCAAAATGGGAGTGGGGGCAGGAAAGGCGGCTTTTCAGCATCTGGAACACGCCTTCGTCCCATGTGGTGATTTCGTCACCGTAGACGTACTCAAAGGCAGCGCCTTGGATGCGGGCGATGTGCTTTTTGTTGTCGGCACCGAGGACATAGACCTTTTTGCCGAACAGCTGCACCACGTTGCCTGCTGCCGAGGTGCGGATCACACCTACAAGGTCGGGGCCCCAGAGCTCCCGCATCAGGGACAGCACGTTGCGCTCCAGCGTGCCCAGGGTGTTTCCCATGAGCACCAGCAGACCCTCGCCCCGGGCCGCGCAGATCCGCTTCGGGATGGTCACAGCGCAGTCCAGGTAGGTCTTGCCGCTTCGTGTGGCCCCGGTCTTGACGTTCCACCGGTGGGAACAGTTGCGCAGGTACTCCTGCTGAAACTCAGTCAATGGCACTGTCTACTCCTCCCAGGATCTTGCGGGCCTCGGCCAGCTGATCGGAGGCATCGCCGGACACGCCGTTGAACATTCCCAGGTGCCGCCCCAACAGATCCAGGGCTTTCAGCTTGTCGGCCAGCTTGACCTCCTGCTCCAGACCGTCCTCTCCGAAGGTCTTGACCTTGACTGACTGCACAGCAGCCAGATCGTCCGGTGCGGCATCGCTTTTCAGGGAAGCCGTCCTAGCATCGATGAGGTCGCCAGCGTTGACGAACGCCACCTTGGCCAGCTCTCGCACCACCCGGTCAGCGGACACGCCGGTGCGGCGGCTCTGCTCGGCCTGAAGCTGTGCGATGCGGTTCTGGATACTAACATTCGCTAACAGCCGTGCCGCCTGCTCGTTGGCCGTCTTTGGGGAGTATCCGGCACGGATGGCCGCCTGGGTCGCGTTCAGGTCGATCATATATTCTTCACAGAACCGCG